TACAGCAGCTCCACTTGATTCTGATATTAAATCATATCCATATCCAGGTGAATATGTAATTGTTGCTAAATATTTAGGTGAGTTTTTTTGGAGTCAAAAATTAAATTTAAGAAATAGAACAGATTCTAATATATTAAGTGGGTTGAGTAAAGCACAACACGCATTTCAGAAAGAATCATATAAAAAGAATTTACCTCAGATTGAGAATAATAAAATACGAACACTTAACGCAGAAGAGGGTGATATAACCATAGAAGGTAGGTTCGGAAATACTATTAGGTTAGGTAGTAATGTAAAGGCAACTCTAACTAAAGAAGGAGAATTTGACGAAACTTCTGCTAAAGGAAATTCACCCAATGTAATCATAAGAGCAGGACAGGCTGCATTATCACAAGATGCGGTAAGAACTCAGAATAAACCAGTAAAAGAAAATATTAACTTAGATGGCAGTTCGATGTGGATGACAACAAATCAAACTGTTGATTTCAGTTCACATTATAAAAGTAAAGTTGGTGATTTAGATCCTAAATCATTCAATGGGGCACAAGTATTAATAAATTCCAATAGGATAGTTTTTAATTCAAGACAGGATACATATCTATATGCATCACGAGATATAAATTTAGTTAGTAAGAATAGAATTGTATTGGAAGGACACGAAGGTGTGTATCTTGGTAACGCACCAAAACAAGGTGAGAAAGTTGGGTATTCTAGCGAGCCCCGTGATAATCCAAAAATACAACCCGCGTTAAAAGGTGATCAAACAATGATAATTATTGATACATTAATAACTTATTTAAAGAGTTTTGCATCCCAAATCTCATCAGCAAAAGGTACTTGTATAAATTTTGTAATTCCAATACCAGATATACCGATAGCAGCCAGTGGATTGATAACGAGTTTAACAGCATTACAAAAACGATTAGATGAACCAAAAAGTGATACAGTATATGTTTCGGATAAAAGGTAATATAGATGCCAATAAAATGTAGATCAATAGCAGGACAACGAGTAGTGCTGGGTCCAGGTAAACCAATTATAGCGGGATGTGAACTCATAGATGGGAGTGGTATCTTTGTAGGTAAAGAAGAATTTCCAATGAGGTTTTGTGAAGTAGATGGTGTTGCTGGAGATGAGGGTGCGGTAGTAATCTGGCCTGAAACTGGAAATGATTTACTTAAATACGGAGAAGGTGAAAGTGTTCCAGTAGGAACTGTACTCCATGTTGGGTGTGTAATAGAAAATGGTGAAATAATATGTGCACCATATACTACACAAGATGCTTCCACTGCAGTAAGTGCAGATGGTAGTGATATAACTGGTGAAGATGTAGATGAGGGAGAGGAAAAGGGTTTCTGTGTTGGTTCGGGAGATGTAAATATGCCCGATGATGATGAGTTTCTTTCCGACTTAATAAATTTTGAACTACCTGATTTAAAGGCATTTTCACTAACTGGATTTACTGCAGTAATTCAAGAGGCCATGAGTAAACTTAATGAGATATTAGGTAAACTAAATGCCGAGGTTGATATGATAATGGCCAAGGCTGTTATTGATGGAGACGCGGTTTGTAGACCACCATTAAAAGATGCAATTAATACAATGTTAAAATTAATGGCAAGCATAATGAAACTTTTGCCAGTATTGAGAAAAATAATACAAGTTATAAAAATTATTCAAAAGGTCATAAAATTAGTTAGAAAGATTTTAAAGTGGACACCACCATTTGTTGTACCGATTATTGAAAGTTTGATGAAAGTATTAAACATAATGGGATTAGTTGATATGTGTGTTTCTGTATTGTTAAAAACTATTGGAAGGTTCACAACGATAATACCAATACTACAATCACAACTAATGAGTATTATAGCTGCATGTGCTGGAGAAGAAGGATTAAAAACTAAGGCGGAGTGTGAGGCAGCAGGTGGAACTTGGATAGATCCACAAGATATAAAAGATTTACAAGATATGTATGATAAGATTTCATCCGAATCAGGAAATTTAATGGGAGATGAATCTATTGGGTTCTGTTCAATTACAGAACACTTAGATAAGGAATCGTGTGAGGCCGCTGGTGGTACTTGGACAGATTTAGATGTAGATACAGATTTTGCAGAAGTTGATACTTCCGCACTATCAGATGAATTAGCAAAACAAATGGAAGAACTGGATAGGTGTTTCTCAGATGATGAATTGAACTCTTATCTAAGAGGTTTATAATAAAGGAGACCGAAAATGAAAAAACAACAACTAATAAAGATAATCGAATTAGTAGTTCGTAAAGAAGTGAAGAAACAGGTGAACGAGATATTTATTAAAGAGAATAAAAAACTTAATAGTAAAGTTCAAGAACCAACACTTACTGAATTAGTTTCAGAACCAATCACACAAGTTGCACCAAAACCTATGAAAGAGGTACACTATACAGATAATCAAGAACTTAACCGAGTTCTAAATGAAACTGCAGGTGGAGTTTCGAATGGTGAAGGTGGATATGATACTATGGGTGGTGGAGTTTTTGACTCATCAAGAATGAGTGAATTGTTAGGATATGGTGAAGTTGGTGGTGATAAAGAAACTAAACGAAAAATTGCGGCAGTAGATAGTATTAAAAAGGCCGGTGTAAATGTAGAACAAGTTCCTGACCATGTTCAAAACGCATTAACTAAAGATTACTCTAAAGTAATGAAGGCCATTGACCAAAAGAAAAATGGAAAAGGATACAGACCGTAAGAGGTAATTAAATGGCATTAGATAAGAATTTTTTAAAGTATAAACTTGAGAAAATTAAAAATGATAGAATTTTTAAAGACCAAGATACTGAAACTAAAAAGGTAATAAGAAAGGATAACGCTAAAATGGCGGCCGAAGAGGCTGACGCGTTTCATTCTTATTTAACAGGTGAGGATAATATTGATAAACTTGATAACAAGTCATTTTTAGAAAACAGAGCACCCGGTAACTTATTTTTAACACCTAAGATTATAAGGGAAGGAACGAGAACTAAGGTATTAGCTACATTAAATGTAAAGCAAGTTCAACGTGATCCTAAAGTTAAAAAGAATTCATTATCGAGATTGTTGAAGAAATTCAAAACAGTAGCAAAATCAAATATGGATTTTGGTAAACAATTAATATTGTTTAAAACTATCTTTGATAAATTAAATTTTAGATTTAGTAAAGATGAAGTACAGATGAATGGTAAATTAATAGTAGATGAGATAGCATTAACTGATGGTTCACAAGGAATAAATACCGAGTTTATAGTGGCAGGGGCTGTAGTTCTTGGAACAGCCACTTATAAAAGAATTAAAGTAAGGAATGGTTTAATTGTTAGTGTAAAAAGTACTTTACTACCAGTATAATAGGAGAATGTAATAATGGGAGCAAGAGAAAAAGATTTAAATCCAGATGTATTTATAGGTCTCGAACTACCATTGGGATATTCAGATACCGGATTCTTTAAACAAACAAAAACAACATTACAGCAGGCAAAATATAATATTGTTAATTTACTAAAAACAATTCCAGGTGAAAGACTTGGACAGCCAGCATTTGGTTCAAGTTTACATAGTGTATTATTTGAACCAATGGATGAAACATTCAATGATATATTAGAAGATTCAATTAAAACTTCAATGTCAACTTGGTTGCCTTACATAAATATTAAAAAAATAGATATCACACAGCCAGACTATAGCCAAAATACAGTAAATATTACATTAAGTTTTGGATTGTCATTTGAGCCTGATAGGTTTGGTACAGTTTCGGTAAGTTTCGATCAATTTGAATCAGCCGTGAGTAAATAGGAGAGTATAGATGGCTAAGAAGAGTGTCAGTAAAGACGTAAAATATTTAAATAAAGATTTTTCTGCATTCAGAGATGGGCTTATAGAATTTTCTAAGACATATTTTCCAAATACATATAATGATTTCAACGAATCAGATCCAGGTATGATGTTTATTGAAATGGCATCATATGTTGGTGATACATTATCTTATTATATGGATGAACAATTTAAAGAAAGTATGTTATCTTTTGCAGAAGAGAAGAAAACCATATATGAAATAGCACAGGGATACGGATATAAACCAAAACAGGCCTCACCCGCATCGGTGGTATTAGATGTTTATCAAACTGTACCTGCACGAACTGATATAACAGATTCAGATGGTAGACGGCCACCAAATGAAGATTATTGTCTTAATGTATTAGCAGGAATGCAAGTTACATCTAATAATGGAACTGTATTTAGAACGCTTGATGATGTAGTATTTAGTGATTCAAGTTCAATGAGTCCTCGTGAGGATAGTATAGCAGAAATTGATGATGAACAGAACATATCCAAGTGGTTGTTGAGAAAGACAGCCAAGGCAGTTAGTGGAACTATAACTACTGAGATTATTACATTTGGGGCAGCTGAAAAATACAAAAGAATAGCATTATCACAATCTCCTGTATTAGAAATAATTTCTGTAACGGATAGTGATAATAACAAGTATTATGAAGTACCATTTTTAGCACAAGATACGGTTTATGCCGACTCTCAAAACAATGAAACAAATTCTCCTGATTTAGTTGAGGGAAGAAACTTTGCACCATTTCTGTTAAAGTTGGTAAAAACTTCTAAAAGATTTAAAACTTTTATACGAACAGATGGTAAAACAGAGATGAGATTTGGTTCAGGAGTTTCTGCAACAAGTGATGAGGAAATAATTCCAAATCCTTCAAATGTAGGTTCTAATTTACCAGGAACACCAAGTTTTCTTGATACTGCATTTGATCCTGCAAACTTTTTAAACACAGATACTTATGGTCAATGTCCAACCAATACCAATCTTACAATTAAATATTCACACGGTGGTGGGATAGATGATAATGTATCCTCTAACTCAATTATAAATATAAGTCAACAGACTGCTGAAGTAGATACTTCATCATTAATAAATGAAAGTTTGAAAAATCAATCGTTAAATTCAATAGCAGTTTTAAATCCAACACCGGCAACTGGTGGAAGTGGAGCTGAAACACTTGAAAATGTTAGAATAAATGCACTTGCTTATTTTCAAGCACAAGGAAGAGCAGTTACTAAGGAAGATTTTATAACTCGTGTTTATTCTCTCCCATCAAAATATGGTAATGTTGCAAAAGTATTTATGTTACAAGATGAGCAAGTCGCAGGTACAGACCAAAACACAGGTGATTTAACATATCAATCCAATCCACTAGCGTTAAATATGTATATGTTGGGATATGACAATAATAAAAAATTAGTTCAATTGAATAGTGCTGTTAAAGAGAATGTAAAAGTGTATCTGAGTCAGTACAGAATGATGACAGATGCAATTCAAATAAAAGATGCTTGGATTTGTAATATAGGTCTTGATTTTGCAATATACACCAAACGAGGAGCTAACAAACACGAAGTACTTTTAGCATGTGTAACAAAATTAAAAAGATATTTTCACATAGATAAGTGGCAGGTCAATCAACCTATTATTTTAGCAGATGTGGTATCTGAAATACTTACTGTTGAGAATGTTGCCACCGTAGTTAAACCACGAGAAGATAGTAGTGAATTAATTCAGATAAATAATAAGTTTGGTACACAAAGTTCTTTAGTTTATTCAGATAACATATATGATGTGGCATCTGCTACATTCAATAGTGTTGTTTATCCACCCGTTGATCCTGCAATGTTTGAGATTAAATATCCAGATACCGATATACGAGGTAGAGTGATGGGAGATATATAATGCATTATTTTGAGTACACTACAAAAGATACCACACTATATGAAGCAAGTCAGAGTTTAAACTCAGGTTTAGATGAGATACTTGAGGTTAGAAAGGATATAAATTCTGATGGTAGTATTGC